CCAAGATTGGAATACGTTGGTCAGTTGTTGAAGTTACACGAGTAACACCAAGATCGTCTAAAATGGTATTGGAGTAAACGGCGTCCACGAAGGATTGAGTTTCGATTCCCGATGTATTTGATTCAGTGATAACCGCTCTGTTCAAAATCATTGATGGTATAACAACACCATTTGCACTTCGACCAATTGCAGTCATTTCTTTTTGACCTTCTTGAGCCATTTCTAATTCAACACCATCAAGTTTACCACCAAATGCTGCCCTTACCGCTTTACCAAAAGAAAATTCTCTTACTATTTCTTTTTCTTCTTTAGTTTCTGCCACTACTGGACTTCCACCTAAATTTGCTGCTTTCATTCTTATTTCTTCTTCTTTTTCTACCTTCGGAAGTTCATCAACTAATTTAGTTAATCTTTCCATGTTTGTATCAAATGATACTTTTTCATCTTCAGAAAAATCTCTATTTTCTTCAGATACTAAATTTTCAAGAGCATCAAGGGAAGTTTTCACTTCACCGATTTCTTCTCTTATCGTTTTACTATTTCTCATTTTCTAAATTTTATACTACAAAAATCAATTTTTATATTATAGGTACTTTGTAACAATTTTAACTTTGTTATAATTTCGCAAAGCTGATTTTGTTTCAAGTCCCATTTCTTGTTCAACAATTTCTTCTTCAACCTCAAGTGATTTTTTAAGTTCATCAACTTGGTCAGCACTTCGTTTGAACGCATCACGATTTGAACCAGCACTCACAATTGACCACTCAACCAATTCTTGACGTGTGAAGTAAATCGTGTTTCGATCTTCATCTTCTTTGTTGCCATATCGATATTCATGTGGAATTGCTCCAACACTTGCCATCTTCAAAATACCATCTTGCATTTTGTTAAATACTTTGTCAGCCAAAGGATTGTTTCCTTCACGTTCAAATGTTACCTCACCAATCAATGCTTCACCATCTCTAAAAACTCGTGATGTTCCGATGATTGTGTCAGGATTAGAACCACTCACTTCGTGATTATAACCAACAATTGGATTGCGGTCATAAGTTGACAAATCCCATCCATCAAGTTTAAATGATGTTCCATGTCTGTCAATGGATTCTGTTGATATTACAAATTGTGCAGTTCGTTCAACTTCATTTATATTTCGAACCTCTGCAAGTCTTTCAATTTTATTCATTACTTTTCTATTTTTATCAATTTCTTTTAATTTACTTTCTGACCATCTTAATCCAGCTTTGCCACCCCACAACAAAAACGATATTGTTCCACACGCTTCAGTGTTGTCAGGATCATAATACACTTCAGCACGTGACAAATATGAAAACATGCGTTTGATTGTATCTTCTGAAATAGGTCTTTTTTCAGCGAGATCACGACCACGATTTTTCCCCACCAAAGTGGCACATTTGTTTCCAACCTTTTCATTTAATTCAATGCCACGTTTAGCATTGTTTGAAACCGCTTCAGGATAATCACTATAACTCGCCATCTTCCTTCTTATAATAATTGTCCATGTCCTGAATTGGTATTCTGTTTATTTGGACATAACGTTCATCACCGCCTTCAATTGGATTTCTATCCTCCAACTCAAGTACATCGTTTATGCTATAAGCACCAATGTCAGTCATCAATCTATAATATTCCCCTTTTGTCTTGACATCAGTTCGAAGTAAACGATCAACATTGTGCTTGAAATAATGGTCAAGTTTTTCCGTATCTTTTAATAATTTTCTTCGATATTCTTGTTCAATCTTTTCAATCCACGTACCAATTGAATAAGTCACAAATTCAATGGACTGATGTTCAATGTTTGAAAACGTTGAATTTTCCATCTCATTAATCATGTGTGATGGTATTCCTAAGATTGTTGCAATCTCATTCTTTTGGAATTTTCGTGTTTCTATAAACTGTGCATCTTCAGGTGGTAAACCTATTCGATGATATTTTGAACCAGCATCCAAGATTGCAGTTCCTCGTGTTCCATTTGGTCCATAGTTTGCAGTCCATTGTTGACTGATTGCATCTTTTGTTTCAGGTTTTAACACACCAGCATATTCAATGAATCCATCAATCCTTGCTGATTTGTTATAAAAGTCAGCACCATAATCTTGTGCTGCAATAGATAAACCAAGATTTTGTTTGTGGGCTTGTATTGCCGAAAGTCCAACAACTGGATCAACTCCAAACCCACGAAGATTTATCATGTCAGCATCTTTGACAAGCAATGATTCAGTTTCATTGTATGCTTCCTTGACTTGAACTTTCCAATAAATCTCATCATCATATTTGATTGGTTCGCATTGTTCACGAGTTACATTGACCAATGATGTTGGTGTTCCGAATTGATCACGTTCAATAATTGCCAAACCATTACCATGATTGATTGCGGATGTGATTAATATTTGTGTGAAGTCAAATGAAATTGATTCATAGTTTGCTTCAGCATTCAACAAGTATTCTGTTGGATGTGCAACTATTTCACGCCTTCCATTTTGTTTTCGAAAAACCTCAACTGGCAACATTGCCACTGATTCGGTAATTCTTCTTACTCCAGCCCAATATGCAGACAATCCCATTGCAGATTGTTCAGTGACTGGTGTTCTTCCAACCATACCGCCAAAATGAGCATTTAGAAAACCCTTTTTTTCTGACAGAACTGGATTGATTCTTTTGATTTCAAACCCAAATAAATTCACTATTGCAAAAATGAAACATTACTTTTTTAAAAATATGTAAAATATTTAACTACTTTTTCTTAAAATTAATTGATTGCAATGCTTTGAATGATTGATAATTTCTGTGTGGTTTATAGTCTGGTAAATAAATATTGATTTCTTTCACGCATTGATCATATGCCATTTTGCGAATCTTAACTTTTTTCAAATGCTTATGAAACAAGTCATCAATTCCTTTTGTTACCGCATCAATTATTTCTTCAGGAACTTCAATTTCACGATTGTTTTTATTTGATAATATCACACGATAAGAATCAAAATCTTTATAGTGATTAAAATGTGGTGCATATTCACGAACCAAATCAAGTGCAGCATCATAGGCATCTTCACTGGTGTGATGTCTTAACATTTCAAGAAACAAGAAATCAAAGTTCCTTTTATTATTTAAAACATCATATATTTTTTTTGGTACTTTCATATAATATATAAATTGCCTTCCTCTAAATAAGATTTATTTGAATCAGGTTTGTCCAGCCACAAACCAAATGCCATAATATTTGAAATCAATCCATCAATCTTTTTGTTTGGTGAACGTGTATCCTTTTCAAGTTTTATGTTTCCAGCGGGATCAGACTTGACCGATGCGTTTCCAACCATCCAACGCAACACTGGATTGTTGCCATGATTAAACTTTTTACTTTCAACCGCTGCCTGAAGTTCTTTAGTTGGTGCATTCATAGATTTAAATCCTTGTCTAAATTCAATCAGGTCAAACCCTTCTTCATACAACTTTGGTGCAATGTGGTGTGAGTTCCAATTGTCATAAGCAATGGATTGAATGTCATATAACTTATTAAGTTGACCAAGTTTGTATATTATAAAATCATAGTCAATGACATTCCCACTTGTTTCTTCAATGTATTCATCACGAACCCATTCACGATAATTAATATTTTTTTTGTCAGCTGATTGTGTTCCTTTGTCTTCAGGCAACCAAAACCAATTTTTAGAATAATACTTTTCATCTATTTTCCAAACCAAAGAAAATGCAGTGATGTCACTTCGTGACGACAAATCAAGTCCACCATAACAAGGATAGTCACGCAACATCTCATCATCAAAATCCCAATGTGATTTGGTCCATACCTCATCATTTATCCATCCATCTTTTGATTGTGTCCAAACATTTAGATAGTATCTTTTAAATGAATTCAAACTTGCTGCACTAACCATTGCTTTGTTTGCTTCCTTTTCATAGGCACGTTTGCCAATTGATATGTTGTAATTTGGATTTGCTTTTTTCCAAGTACGTTCATCAAATGGATCATCTTCTTTGTCTGCACCATAAATGCAAACAAGTTGTGATTCATCTTCAATCAAACCTTTTGCAATGTCAATTGCTTGTTCATGCCTTTGGTATCCAATACCATATAAATCAGAACCAGCAGTTGTGATAATAAATGACAAAGGTTGTTTTCTTGCACCTTGTGATTTTTCAACCATCTCAAGAACTTCATTGTTTTTATGAACGTGCAACTCATCAATGATTGCCAGTTGCGGATTTATACCATCTTCACCACCAGCTTCTTTTGATAATATTTGATATGTCTTTAAACCACCAATGTGGTCAGGTGCTGTAATTGAGTTTCGATAAATGTTGCACTTGGATTTTAATCTTGGTGATTTTTGTATCACTTGCTTTGTTGCATCAAATACAAGACCAGCTTGTTTCCTTCCCCAAGCAACACCAACAATTTCAGAACCCCCTTCACGTTCAATGTCAATAAATACACAAGCAATAGATGCAGCCAAAAATGATTTGCCTGATTTCTTTGGAATCTCAATGTATGCACTTGTGTATTTTCGAAGTCCAGTTGCTTTGTGCTTCCAACCAAACAAAGGTTTGATAATATCATCCTTTTGCCATTGCTCCAAAATAAATGGTTCACCAGCTTTGTCACCTTTTACGTGCTTGACATTTTCCTCAATGTATTGGACAACAATGTTTGCAGTCCTTTCATCAAAGTAGTATTTGTCTAAATCAATATTTTTAAAATTAGTTTTATATGCCATCAGAATATATGTCCTTATCTTCTTCAGGTTTTTGTTGTAGTTGGATTCTTGTTCTTGCAGATGGACTAAATCCAAACTCTTGCGATAATCTTAAAAAGTCCTTTCGTAATTTATTTAATTCAGTATATAATGGATCAATTCTTTTCATTCCTTTGTCATCAAGATAATACCTTCCTTTTGTGTTTTCTTTTAACCATTCTAATTCACTATACACATAACAATATTCCTTGAATAAAGTCAAGTCAATAAACGAAATATATCCATACAACTTTTGTGACTGCATAAGTTGTTGTGTCCACATTTGTTTTGCAACATCATTCAAATCTTCAGGTGGTGACGGCACTTCGTTGTGTACCCATTGCAAAGCATTCGTGTCTGCAATTGGATCGTTTGCACGTGTCACGTTTATTGTGCCTTTTGCCTT